AGTCTTGACACTACCCTCAATGAAGCCACCACCACCGGCATTTGCAGGAGTCTTAGCCACACCGAGCAGGTTGTAAAACGCTGTCGGACTTTTTGCGGCTACTTCCTTCATCATGGACATCGGGACTCCAAGTTCCTGGGCTTTCGCCTGTACGGCTGCCTGGGCCTTCTCCATAGTTCCGAAGAACTTCACGACGTTGAGGTTCGCTTCCGCGACATTCTCATTGACCGTTCGTGTCTGTTCTCGGGCAGTAACGGTTTGCTCCACAAGAGTTTGCACATCGGTCACAGTCAACGCGGGAGTGGTATGCTCCTTTGGCTGGACGCCTTTCTCTCGTAGTTCTTTCAGTTCCGCACGCACGGCTTCAAGTTGCGCAGCGGCATCGATAGTCGGCTTAATGGCGTTACGAAGTTCTGCTACTTCGCCCTTCAATTGATTGATGAAGGCATCCTTGTCTTCAAGACGTTTAAGAATAACGGGGTCAACTTTCGTCTCGGGGGTCAAGGGGTCCTGGGTCGTGGAGTCTTTCGCGAAAACGTCGCCGTCAGCCATTTTGGGTCCTTTATGTGAGCTTTGTCAGCTTGAGCAGATTGCGTAGGGTTCTGCGTGCCCCATTATTATCCGCCTGAAGATACGCCCATGACGGAGATTGGTAGTCAACCTTTTGGTCAGACTCTAAAGATTTGAGTTCCTCTTCCAGAATTTCTGTCAGTCTGTCGAGGATGAAGCGAGAGTTACGGATACTCGCTTCGAGCTCTACTTTTCTTTCGGGTGTCAATCCCGACGGAAACCATTTAGCCTGGAGGGGCTTGACTTGCACTCGGGTCTCCTTCTAAGATGCCGGGAGGCGTTGCATTTTGCACGTCAGTCTGTTCACCAGACGAGGACATCAACCGCTTTGTCTCTTCCTGTTCAATCACCCGGATATTTTCAGAGTAAATCTTAAACTTATCGAGATCGGCTAGTTCAGCAATCGCCTGAGCGAGCTTCTTGCCAGACCAATGGACATTCACTGCCGGGTCCTGATATGCCGGAGACTGGAGAACACCGACGAGGTTCTGGAGGGCATTCGCCTTCTCTGCAAAGTGCTGTGCACCGACAGGACGAAGGATACCATTCGCGATGATGTCGTCTCTCGTAACAGTACCAAAGATGACGGCATCAACGTCTGAGTCTAACGTCCGAGTCACATCCCCTGCCGACATATTACGACGAGCGAGTTGCAGTCCGTGGTTAAGTAACTTCTCAAAGAAGACGCGCTGGAAGTGTTCAATCTTGTTCTGGAAGATACGACTCGATGCATTATCTAACTTCTGTACTTCAAACTTCGTTTTCTCACCAGGACTGCGGATACCCATTGCTTCCCGGGGTGCTCCGGCTAACTCTTCCATCCGACGTTCAAGTTCCTGGATTTGAGTCTCGGCATTCAGGGCAGTCGTGTCGGGATGCATGAACTCTACATCGCCGTCGTCACCACATACGATACGAACGCCAGGGGCATAAGCGAAGTCTTCAACGAAACCCTTAATCTTCTGAGCAGGATACGCGATCATATCGAACACATCGGCCTTCAGGTTCTCTAGATGGTCGATACGATATTGCATACCGACGAGGTTATCGAGAGGACCTTGGGCATATAGGTTGTCAGGACGAAGACGCCAGCCTGCATGGAAGATGCCGGAAGACGTAGACCAGTTGGGATTAGGCTTCTTAGAGATCAAAAAGGAACGGTCCATAACTGTGAGGACATGATTTTCATACAGTTCACCCGTACTGATGTCATACAAGTCCCCATAAAACGTCAGGACTTCCACATAGTCGGACTGGAAGTACTGTTGGATATTAGCGAAGCCGTCCATCAGGAAGCCTTCACCCTTAAGCACGTCACCCTGACTTAACATCTGCACCGTCTTACGGGCGGCGACACTGGCATCAAGGCCCTTCTTAAGCATCAAGTACTCGTCAGACTCTTTATTAAGCTTGTTCGCCCGCTTCATAAGCTCGCCGAGCGTCACAAGGGCTCGCATGATCTTAGGCGTCTTCTCAAATGTTGCAGCGATAGGATTGAAGACGATGTCGAGCGGACTGATACGAACGATACGAGGTCCGACATAACCGCGGACTATATCATCATCGGCATCAGGTATCTTACCAATTCCGCCGATTGTAACGGGTTTGTCAGTCTGGATGTAAGATTCATCGGCCCACACGACGGTGGCGAAACAATTTCCGTAGTCGATCCAGTCAAGAACGAGTTGAGAGACAACAACCTCGGCAGAGTCCTGCCGGAGCTTGGTTCTCATATACGCCTCAATCGCCTTCCGCTTCTGTTCTAGTTCGGCGTCCTTATCGTCACCCTGCCACTCCAGCCAGTCCGAGCTCGGAAACAATGCCTCCATATAATTCGCATGAAGGTTGTCTCTGATCTGCGTCAACTTAGGAACGGTAGTCGTATTCTTCCAAGGTAGAGACTTATTAGAAGTCGTAGTCGTGTCAGTCGCAAAGATGTAGTTCCGCAGTTCCGTCTTCTGGTTCGCCCACGGATTACGGAGCGACTCCCAGGCGACATATTGGTTGGCGATCTGGACAGCCGCCTGATCCCGAGGACCGAGGAGGTCGTTGATGTCTAATGTTTCACCAGCCATTATTTACCTGCTTGGTTTGCTTTAACATAAGCCTGGGTAGCAACCGAGACCTTGGCCGCCTCTTCTGCATGTTTCTTAGGATCATTCGTCTGCGTATGGACCATAGTCTGATGATTTATGGCATCCATCATAGTCCGTTGGGCGGCCTGTTGTGCTGGTGAAGGAGAAGCCATTACGCCTCGTCCTTACCCGGGACATGCTTCACAACGGGGACTTCGTAACAAGTGCCGCCGAAGGTAGTAATCTCTTTAGCATCCTGAGCTGCTTGACTCTTGGCATACATCTCGTCGCCTGCATGACGACAGGCGTCTAGAGTCATAGGTTCACTGATGATGAGTTGATTACCCGCTGGGGTGACCAAGAACCAGATCAATACAAAAACGTTCATATCGCGACTCCACCAAAACGGGGATGATAAACTATATTACTCCGTGTCGTACCAAGGACATGCGACATATTAGAAGGTGGTACTGCAATCTCGATTACTGAAGCGAGAGCGTCCTTGATGTCGTCATGTGGAGGACGTCGTAGGACGAGCTCCTGTTCTAGTTCTTCACACTCTCCACCCTGGTAATGCCAGATCGTCTGGTTGTCGTACCTAGGTTCGAGAATGGCCGCGATACGTTCTTCCTTAGTGCCCTCATGCCTCGTCCGGTTCTTCTCATCAATCGGTAGAGCTATGCCATTCGGGATGAGGTAGGAGAACTTCAACTCATTCACGATGTTCTTCTGGGCGGCGTTCACTTCTGCCCGGAGCTTCCTGAAGTTCCAGTAGGAATGGGAGTTGATGATTAACTGGTAATAGTCTGAGATTTTGTCAGTCTTGATACGAACAATATCGAGGATATATAGGTTAAGATTACCATCGATCCCGATGACAACAAGAGCCGTGTAGTCAGCCTTTGCAGCCCTGGAATACGCGAAGTCGATTGCGGCGTAGACATTAAGCCTCTTCTCTTTGTAAGACCATCTACCACCGACGCACTTGAGCCACTTCTTGTCGTAGTATTGAAACAGAGTACGGTCTATAGGGGCATCAGTGATGTCATTCGGATCGTTGTAGTACTGGGCTCTGAAGTGCGACTTATTTAGATACTTCGCCCTCTTCTGGGCCAGGATGCGTTGATCAAAGCCGAACCACTTGCCATCTTCACGCTGCTGCCGAGGCCAGAGGAACTTGCCAGTTCCGTCTCCGCGATCCTCTACCTCACGCTGGAAGACCTCATAGACAGGTTCATGGCCGGTGACATTACCCTCTTCGTCATAGAGGTCCTCGACCATATTGATCTGTTCACCATAGAGGTCCTTATCGAAGTACCTCGTCCCGACCGTCCACTCCTCTGCGTCAGCCCCTTCAATCGAGGAGAGGAGAGAGTACTGGGTCATCAGGGTCTCTCGGCCACCGATGGTGTAGGCAGTGTCGTTCGTAACGGTGTCGTCAAGGACTGCAACGTCACAGTGCAGGCCCACAAGATTAGTAGTAAGACCACCAGTGAAGATGGTCGGATCACGGACGCCCTCTTCTTTACGCTTCGGGTGGTCGATGCTAATCTCGGTGTTTGTCCACTTCTCACGCTTACCTTCTTCTTCGTTGACCATCAAAGGCCAGTAGGTCCGGTAAATCTTACTCGTCAGGATGTCCTTGATGAACTTGAGTTGCTTCTCGGCGAGGTTGGCGGTAGACGAGATGTAGAGGAAGCGGAACTCTGGGTTCTTTGTCAGCCACCACACGACCTTGTAGGCGATCATTCGAGACTTCTGGTGATCCCGAGGGAGTAGGATAAGCTGGTGGTTCTTCCGGCCAGCCCGGGTCATCCAGGCACAGAGTTCACAATGTATATCCCCCAGGACTTGCTTAGGTGACACCAGCCGGATAAAGGTCTCTAGATCGGCCTCGGCTGCCAGTCTAACCTGCTCGATGTCGCTAGACTGAGGCGTGCTTCTTGTGGCCACCAGGGGTCCTTGGGTAAGAGCGGTTACGATGACGGGACAGGACTCTTAGATTACTGAGGTGGGTCTGGAGAGGATTGCCGTTCTTGTGATCAACATCCTTGCCGTCACCCTTGTGTACTAGGCCCCGCTTCTCCATCATAGACCTCGCCTTGTTCCTGGAAGCACGGACTTTCTTCTGCTTAGCCGTCGCTTGGTACTTAGCCTGTGCCTTGCGATGCTGGGCAGGAGTATCCATTAGTATTTACCCTTTACTTTCTTGAGCCGGGGGTTGGCCTTCTTAGCGGCAGGAGAGGCTTTACGGGTGGCAGAAGCTAAGATGGCACCTGCTCGCTTCTTGCCATACTTCTTGGCAATCTTACCGGCGACGGCCTTGAAGCCAGGATGTGTCTTAGCCATCATGAGCCTCTTACGTTGCAGTAGAGAGTGACCAAGACACTACGGCAGTCTCGGTAGCGGCAGACTTGGTAAACTTGACCTCTTCATAACTGAGGTTATCGAAGAGAAACTCACCATTGCCCAGGTCTGAGTCGGTAGCCTCGACAGCCCCGGTATTGAGGTTGATGGGCCGGAGCTTGCCAGTGAAGACGGCGGCATTGACACAACCAGTGACGGAGATCGTCTCGGAGGTAAGACCAGAGATGACAATGATGAGGCGCTTTACCGAGGCGTCGGTCGTTACCTTACCGAGCGCGGCTGCCGTGCCAGTGATGACTCCTGAAATTCTACTCGCCATGTTGTCAACCCGATCCGGGCGGCATCTTCTTCTGTCTGACTCGCCTGGCGGATAGCCTGGGCTAGCTCACCCTTAATTACCTCACGAGACGGCCTACCAGCCTTGTGGAGCCCTTTCTCCCAGTCGGCAGTGGCAAGGTACTTAGCCGCTTGGTATGCCTGTGGGGAGTCTCCTTTGGCGATCTCACGTATCTTCTCTATAGCCCTCATCTGGAGGGTCATTTTGATTTCCCTATTCCAGGCTTCTACTTCAGCCAAGAACCAGGAGCATCCGAGGAGTCTTTCATAGTGTTCCCAAGAGTTTAGGTACTGCATAGCCCACTTAAAGCCTGTCGGGTCCATGAGTTCGACGTAGGTAGCCCTGGCATTGATCAGGCCCTTGATATCATTGTCTAAAGAGAAGACTGGGTTATAGACCCGCTCGTCTACTGGTAGACGGACAGAAGGCTCATGGAACAATGCCTTGAGTAGCCATTGTCCCGTAGGAGCCTTATAGGGTGCTCCTGTCAGATGTACTCCCATGCAAGCTCCTTTAGATGTTGCTCTAGATGCTAGTCTAAGTCTGGGACCGTCCACCCTCTGGTCTCAAGAAGAAAGACCTTATATAGGGGGCGATCTCAAAATGTCAAGCTTACTTCTTTCTTCTTTTCAACCAGGAGGGTGTAAGCATCAGAGAGCTTCCTCTCTATCGTAT